TTACTTCCCGGTGGCCTTCGGCTCAGTGTAGCCCAGGGCCTGGTTGCTGTCGCTCACGCCGGCGGTGGTCGGATCGGTGACTACACCGGCCACGGCAAGGACGCCGAAGATGGCGGTCACGAGCGAGACGAGGGCCTGCTGCCAACCCTCCGCGAGCGCGGAGATATCAAAGCCAAGCAGCTGCGCGATACCGATCGCAAACGTGCCGAGCACGCCGATGAGGCCTGTCCAGAACGCGGGGTTCTTGAGCCTTACCTTCCAGTTAATCATTTATAATGCCTCCTTTATTATTTGTCGTACAGGCCAAGCCTGTCGTGCACGACGTAGAGGCGCACAAGGTCAAAGGTAAGCGCGAGGCTGCCCTCGTCGTCTATGCCTTTGAGCGCGCCCTTGTCAACGAGCTTCTGTATGGTGGCGCGGCCCCACTCGGGGACCTCGTCCACCGTGTTCCAGTATGTAGCGGTCATTGCTTCTTTCACGTCCTTTCGGAAGTCGTCCATGGATTTGCCAAAGCGCGGAAACCAGTGCCCAACGTCGCCGTGGTTGGAGGCGATGCCGAGCTTGTGACCCTCGGCGTGGTCAATGATGGTCGGATACCCTTCGGGGGTCGTGCCCGCGGGGTCTATGCCGTACTCTGCGCATAGATACGCGAACAGCTCCACGGCCTCGTTATAGGCCCGGAGGAAGTACGCGCCGTCGGTCAGTGCGTCCTCGCATATCTCCACGCCGATGTAGCCGAGCTTGTTGGCCTGTCCCTTGCTGCCGCCGCCGGAGTGCCAGCCTTGCGTATCCCACGGGAGCAGCTGATACGACGCTATGTCACCGTCGGCGGTGAGGCCGATCATGCCGTGCGCGCAAACCTGCCGTCCACCGCACGTCGCGCAGTAGCCGGAGCCGTTGTCGACGTACTGGTGCGCGCCGATATCTGCGCCGCCGCCGTGGTAGGCGTTCCAGTGGTTGTTATACGGGTTGGGGCCGAGGTAGCCGTCGTCGGGCTGGATGTAGCGCCGAAGGTTCGGGTTATTCGCGCCGGTGCTGTGCAGCATGAGGCCGCGCGGGGTCATTTTGACGCCCGCCATATAACATGCGTTGCGGACAAGATACATCTGGTGCAAATTCATTCCGCTCACCTCCTTTCACATCTGCAAAAAGTCACGCTTGGCCAACCGGTCGTCGTAGACGCGCTCGATATTTTTTATGGCGTGGACGGCGCGATTGTTTTTGTAATCTTCGTGCGTCTTGCAGTAGAGGTTATATGCGTCAATGACGGTCAGGATCTCGATGAAGTCCTCCCGCGTGTGGGGTATGTTGCGGAGCAACTCGTTATTGAATTGCAATATGCGCTCTCGGTGCCGGTCCACATGCCGAACATCGTCGGCGGCAATGTGGTCCTCCAGCTTTTTGGCCGTCGCCTTCTGCGTCGCCTTGACCGTGTCAAGCTCCTTGAGCACCTCTGAGTTGAGCGCACGCCCGATGGCCCGCGCGATGGCCGACCACGGGTTGAACTTGACAGGCACTATTTCTACGAGGGTGAGCAGCGCGAACAGCGCCCCACCGCTGCCGAGGAGGATTTCGTCGAGTGTCATGCTTATGCCCCCTCGTAAACCTGCCACCCGGCGGGGTAGGCGTCAGGCGACCATGTGTTGCCGTCTATGAGCGATATGTACAGCGTACCGTTATAGTTAACGATGTCGCCGGTATTGTATGCGTCGTGCGCGCCGCTGGGCTGGCTCCACACAGGGTAACCCTGCTCGTCGAGGCCGATAGCGTCATACAGAGACGGGGCCGCGTCGGGCGTCCACTCCGCGGCGGACGTGTGGGCCTGTACTACGCGGTAGAGCTGCGGGTCTCCTACGCTGTTGGTTCCGTAAGTGAGTATCTCGTCCTTTGCGTACTCGCGCCCCGCCTCCCACGCGGAATAGACGGCGGCGACCTCCATCGCCTGCTCGTCCGAGAGCGTAGCCGCAAACATTTGCAGCGCTCGGCGGAGCTGCTCTGCTGCCTGAATTCTGTCCATCAGCTCACCCCCAGTAGTGCATTAAGCACCTCGGTGTCGCTCGTCACCGCGGGCTCTGGTGCGGGCGTCCATGCGTCGTATGCCTCTTGATTGGCCTCATAGCTCGCAACATAGCCGCGGCGGATATCGAGGTTTACAAAGCCGCTGTAGGCGTTAAACGTGGCGTCATCGAGGCTGTCGGGCCAGACTGCATACCCAGTCGGCACGATGGGCTTGTCCCACATCTGGAGCGCCGGATATGCGCCGTTGCTGTCGGGCGTTGTGCGTATAATCCTCATCATGCCATACCTCCGAGTGCGATAATGCCGTAGACCGTGCCGCTGGCGTTGAGCTGTGCCGCTGCACTGGTGCCATACCATGAGAGCGTCATGGCCTCAGCGTCCCACGTCACCGGGCAGAGGGTAACGGTGCCGTTGTTGTTGACTATCATGTTGCCCTGCGAGGACTGCCCCGGGGCGGAGTTGACCCAGTAGCCGGACGTTGCCGTCGAGGCCGCTGCCGCCTGGATAAACACCAGTGTCGGCTCAAAGCTCGTCCGCACGCTGCACGGGTTCCCGCTGCCGCTGGTGCCGGTGCCGGTGTAGGTGCCGGTGTACACCCGGTCAAACAGGGCGTTGGCGTCGAGGCCCTTGAGGCCGATTACGAAGCGCGCGAGGGTGGCGGGATAATATGCCTTGCCCGCGTCGTCCTCCATGAAGCCCGCCCCGCCGCCGTCCGGGAGCGTTACTGCCGGGACTTGGAAGACGCATTGCTGAGTGACCGCGAGGAAGCCGTCGGCGCTGGCCGTGACGATTATGTCGTGGTCGCCCGCGTAGGTCAGGCGCGTGTCAATGGGGAGCGTTATCTGCTGCGCCGAGGCGACAGTGCCCGTGTAGATGGTCTCGTCGTCGTAGATGACCGTGACCGCGATGCTCGAGGCGCTGGATGCGCCCGTGGAGCCGATGGAGAACACGAAGTCAAACGGCGCGGGCTGCTCGCCCATGTCCGAGAGCGGCCCGGAGAAGTAGAGCCAGCCGTCGTTGACGGTCTGCATCGTGCCCGTGGCGTAGGGGCCGGAGTCGCCGTCGTCGTCCGTCGCCTTGACGCGGTAGTTGACCGTGGCCCAGTCGGCGTTGATGGTGTCGGTGTAGGTGAGGTTTGACCCGCTGTATATCTGCGTCCAGGTGTCGCCGTTGTCCGTCTGGCGCTCGAGCTGATAACTGGCTATCGTGCCGTCCGGGTCGGTCGCCGCCGTCCAGGTGATGGTACACTGCTGCCCGCCGACGACGGAGCCGATGCTGATGGAGCCAGGGGCCGTGGGCGGCTGGTTGTTGGTGACGGTGAGGGTCGAGCCGGTGGTGTAGGTCGAGCTTGAGAAGCCCCAGGTGTCGTTTGCCACGACGCGGGCCGCGAAGGACGTGGTGCCCGCCGGGATGGTGTACTGCTGGCTCGTGGCGGTCGTCTTGGTCGCGATGGTAGTCCAGGCCCCGCCGGATAGCTGCACCTGATAGGTATACTGTATCGTGCCGCCGTAGGTGGGCGTCGCGGGCGTGACGTTTATCGTGATGGACTGCCCGCCCATGGGGGACTGGTTGCTGTACCCCACCGCTGTGGCGTCGATGCTGTCCGAGCCTTGGTAGACGTACCAGTAGGAGCCGCTGCCGCCGTCTGTCGGATAGGCGGAAGAACTGCCGTTTGATGCTGTGCCTATGAGTGAGCCTTTGCCAGCTTGAATCAGTTCCGCGCTCATAGATATTTCAGCAAAACCACCACTAGAAGTAGTACATTGTATCGCGGAATCTGATAGGTTTGCACTGTTAGGATTTGATATTAAGCCGACTCGATATGTTGGCGATGAGAGGTAGTCGTCCCAAGCGCTTATTTTATACACATAGTTAAACACAGCAGAAGTGTCCGACGAAAAGCCTATATATAAGTTTGTTATTGGATCATCTTTGCTGTAAAATTCCAGCATATTGCCCGACGCAAATGCAGAACTGTAGCTGGACTTTGCTGCAATTCTATTGTAAGAGGCCCCGCCTATTGTTACTTTTCCGTTTGAAACGGACGCGCTGCCGCCATAAAAGGCGTTTACCGCAGAACTAATAGTATACGTGCTCCCAAAGGTGCCGCCTTGAACGCTCCACGTCCAATACACATCGGCGCTTTGGATTGCTGCGTATGGGTTAGAATCACCATTACCTTCAACCGAAATAGGAGTAGTATTTAACGCGCAGTTGTATTTCTCCCACACATATCTCGTCGCCATTTACTCGCCTCCTTCCGAGAAATCGACCGTGACGCCAAAATACAGCGCTCCGGGCATTCGCTGTGTCGGCGGGGTAGCCGACGGGTACGGGATGAAACCCTTGGAGGGTGCGGCGTTCACGAGGTAGGCTATCAGGTTTGTACGGTCGAGGATGATGCCAACTATCGTTCCCGCCGCGAACAGGCCCTCCACGCCCGCAAGCGGTTCGCTGAGTGTGTCCAGCCACTCGTACTGCACGCCGTCAACGGTGACGCCGACGGTGACGTCCTCGCTGTTGCACGGGGCGGTAAATTTGACGCTCGTGCCCTCCTGCATGTCATAGGACGTGGTCACGACGATGGAGCCCGCGACGAGCGTCGCGTCGTCCGCGGTGACGCTGTTGCCGTAGACGATGATGTTGTTGCACATGGTCTGCGCCGCGTTGACCGCCGCCATGAGGTAGTTGTAACCGTACTGCATTTCAAGCCCCACCGCGGTGCCGTCCGGGGCGACAATTTGATTCGGCTGCCAGTTTGTCGGCAGGTCCGCGGGAAGCGGGTAATTAGGTATTGTTATCGGCATTGAGTTGTCCCTCCTGTATGAGGATGGTGTGCTGGAGATTGACGGTCTCGGTGACGGGGACGTATACGTTCATGGATGTGAGTGCGTTACCGTTCGCGTCCATGAGTGCGACGCTCGTCACCGCGTCGGTCATCGTGGTCGTGACGTTATACGACACGGTCAGCGTCGCTGCGCCGCCCACATACTGCGCGGGGGTCACGGCCTTGTTGATGGTGCCGATGTCGATGCCGCCGTTTATCTGCACGTAAGCGACGTCGCCGCTCGTGAAATTCGCCACGCCGTTGAGCATGGCGGGCTGTATGCTGTTGATATTGGCCGTCTTGACCACCTCCACGTCTGTCTCGTCCGCAAAAGGCTCCGAGCCCAGCGCCCAGGAGCCGAGGTAATAGTTCCACTCGAAATGCGCCGAGCGCACCTCCTCGCTCATGAGGACGCCCGTGCGGATAAGCGGGCGGCTGATATACGTTATGTGCGCGGGCTTGATGTGGTTGACCGTGTACGCGAGCTCCTGCCAGTAGCTCTGGTCCTCCGCGCCCGCCTCGATGGTGAGCGCGTAATTCGCGTAGTCGACCTCGACCGACCACAGCCCCGGCCCCACCAGCTCGTCGAGCTTTTGATACAAAAACCCAAGCGTGTACGGCGGGCGCATGGATATGCGGTTGAGCACGCGGGCCCGGCGGAAGGCAAGCGTCTCCGTCGCCGGGTTCGGCGTGATGTTGAATATCTGCTCCCACATCTGCACGCCCGCGAGGTTCATGGTCTGAAAGTAGAAGTTGCCCGCGATGCCTTGCGTCACCAAGGCGGCGGTTTGAAGCTGCTGTGCCTCCGCATTACATATCTGCTGATACTCGGCCACCTCTCGATACCACGGCGGCAAGAGCTTGAGCAGTTCGGTGTCGAAATCGTAGGTGATGTCACTCACTGAGCGTCACCGTCCCCGTTATCGGCACTTGCTGCGTTGCGCCGGTCTCCGTGAGGATGAGGTCCGCGGTGCCGCCGTTGAGCTGCACGTTGGTGGCGTTCACAACGCCGGGCACGCCGACGATGGCCGCGGTAATGCGTGCGACGTAGACGTTGGCCTGGTACTCCACGGACGTGGTGTTGACGGGCGTGGCCCACTCCTGCCGCACGCTGAGCATGTAGTTTTCAATGGCCTGCTGTATGGGGGTCTGCACTTGCCCGATGGCATAGCCGGACGCAAGCTGCAAGGTGGCGGAGACATTGACGGTCAGCTCCTCCGGCGCCACAACGGTAACCTGTGCGCCGATGGGCGCGGTGCCTAGGCCGAGGCCCTGATTCGGGGGCGGGTCGACGGCGTTCTGCACGTTCTCCACCAGTGTGGGCGATGCCGGGAGGAAATCCGCGCCGAGCACCGAACACTTGACCGTGCCGCCGCCGTTCCAGGTCGGGTATACCTGCACCGCGCCGACGCCGTCAATGGCCATGATGTACGTCCGATAGGACGCGATATTTCCGCCGAAGGGCCGGTCATTAAGTGCCTCGATGATACGGGCGCGGAAGTCCTCGTCGCTCTCCTCATCGTCGCCGGGGACCAGGATGTCGGTTATCTGCGCCGAGTTGAGGCCGGGTATGGCAGTTATGGGCAGTATCGGCCCAGTGTACTCGTTGCCGATTCTGCCGGGGGTCTCGGCGGTGAGCTGGAAGTAGTAGTCGCCCTCGGTCTCCCCGGTCGTCGCCGCCGTCGCCTGAAAGTTGATGCTGTCCGCGCCGTTGATAGTGGAGTAACGCGAGCCGATGGGCACGGCCATGTCGAAGAGGCCCAGCCGCACCGCCGCCGAGGCGGGGTATCGCGTGAGGCCCGCTATGACGGCGAGGTAGTCGAGCGCCTGCCCCGTGGCCGTCTGGATGTAGGCCGCGAGCTGCACCTGGTTGAGGCTGATATAAAATCCCTCCAGCGCGTAAGCCGCGGGGCCCAGCGCCGTCGGGATGGGGGATGTATCGCGCTTGTCGAAGGTCGCGGGGACCTGGTCGAGCATCTGCGTAAGGATGTTCTGATAGGTCTGCTGAGAGAGGTCAATCATGCGATGTTCACCTCCGTGGTGGTCTGCACGTCACCGTAGACGGTGGTCACGGTGAGCGACGCGGTGAGCACGTCATCGGCGATGGTGTACTTGAAGTCCTTGATACCCGTTACGCGGTCGTCCATCATGAGCGCGTCACGGATGCGGCGCTGGAGCTCTGCGGCAACGTAGCCGGGGTCCTCGCCGATGAGCCCGCGCCACTGCATGCCGGAGTAGGGCGAGTATATCTGCCAGCGGAACCGCTCGACGTTGAGGATGACTTGCACCGCCTGGACCACGGCGTCGTAGTTGTCCACCGTGCCCTGTATGCGGTTGGTGTCCTTGTTGATGTACCACGTCAGCGACGGCATGGACTCGACGGAGACGATGGGCGGGAGCGAGCCGCCCTGCGGTAGCGTCGGCATTATCCACCACCTCCAAAGTCAAAGACGCGGGATATGATGACGAATTTCTGGCCGTTCTGCACGCGCATGAGCAGCACCTTTTGTCCCACGGCCAGCCCCTCGTTGAGGGTGATATACCCGCCGCTCACGGGGAGGTCTGAGCTGTTCTCGCCGCATATAATCTCGCTCTCCAGCAGCGCCGGGGCCGTCGTGCCGCCGTCGTAGCTGTGCGAGTGCTGCAAGACGGGGATTTTCTTTTCGACCACGGGCTCGGTCAGGTAGAGCACGGACTCGTTGAGCGTCGCCATGTTGGTGTCAAGCGTTATCTGGATGGGGTTTACTCCGGTGACGGTGCCGACCTGCATTTCCGTGGGCTGCGTGGCCTTCTGCGTCTGCTGTATCATCTGCTGTATGACTTCTTTGAGTTCCATGTTTACAGCTCCATTGTCTCGAATTCCATGGTGTGTACATCGTTTTCCCAGGTGTGCGTGACCTTCTCCAATAGCACATATTGGTCGAGGTCGATGTCGCCCATGTCAGGCACATACATCCGCACGAGCTGGCCCGCCCGAAGCCCGGGCACGCCGAGGCTCTCGACCTTGAGCGTGCGCAAGCGGGCGTTGTAGTAGCTGAGCATCTCCACCGCCTGCGCCGTCGCCTGCGCGTCGTTTACCGCGCCGTCGATGGACTGGTATATCTGCAAGAGGCCCCACCGGGCGATGTTCGCGCTGTCCTGCGCGATAAATATTTCCTTCTTGCCCGTCTGCTCGTTTGGCCGCGAGAGCTTGACCGAGTTATACGTCTGCTGGTCGATGTCCGTCTTGTACGAGTAGTCCGTGAGCAGAGAGCGCTCGCCGATGATGGTGTCGGAGATCATGTTCGCGGGCTCTTGGAGGGCTATGCCGTTGCCGTCATCGTACATGACGTACATCGTGCCGGTATTGAGAAGCGTCTGCTGGATAGCCGCCTCCGCAATGTCGAAACAGGTCTGGTCCTGCTCGATGAGCGACGGGAGCTTGTACCCGGTGTCGGCGATGGCTCCGACGTCTATCTGCATGTCCGCCGCCATCTGCTTGAGGATGTCCCCGGCGGTCATATCATAGAAGGCATAGGACGCGGAGTTCTTGAAATACCGCAGGCGGTCGTAGCACACGACGTCGATGACGCCCCAGCGGTCTTTCGTCTTCGTGAACACCCAGCCGTAAAACTGCAGCTGCCCGTCAACAGTGAAGCGGACGATATCTCCCTCAACGAAGGAGAGGTCGCCCGCTTTGTTTACTGTGAATTTGAAGGTACCGGGGGAACCCGTGCGGTTGGTCGTCCAGCTCGCCGACTGCGTGCAGTTGGCGACGTCCCAAATCTTGCCCGTGCGCTTCTCCTGTATCAGCAGTTGAACGTTCACGTGCTGCTCACCACCTGCAAGGCGCTGGACTCTACCCATCCGAGCGCGGTGCCGTCCTCCGCGGTGATATACACGGAGTAGGGCTGTGAGTTGTTGATGCGTACGACGTTGACGCGCTGCCCGGAGATGGGGTAGCTCACGCCTCCCCCAGCGCTCGTCTGATAGTACGTGCCGTTGGCCAGCGCAAGCGCGCCGACGTAGAGCTGCCCCTGCGGGATGTCCCGAGACGGGCTTACAACAAGCATTGTCGCCGTCGTGGTACTGGTCGCGGTTGACGTGGCCCCAGTGGCACGCGACGCTGCCGTTGCGGTCGTGGTGGTCGTGCTGCTGGCTATCTGCATCCGCTGCGGCGTATAGTCGCGGTATTCGGTGAGCGTGAGATCATAATAGAAGTCGCCCACCTCGCCGCCGCGTTCCTCGGTATCGAACGCCGTCACGAGCACGGGAAAGCCAACGTCGCCGGTCCCGAAGGGTGTGCCGTCCTCATAGCTCCGCACGGGGGTGTATATGAGAACCGTTTTATTGTCCATGGCGGACTGAAAATAGTTGATGTAGACGTCCGGGTCCTGCGCGTTCGGGTACTCTGAGTTATTGCGGCCCGGAAAGAACGAGGAGATCGTCACCTCGCGGAGCTTTGGCGTCCTCGGGACCATGATGGGGCCGATGCCGAGGACGTTGTACTCCTTATTGTCGTTGTCTCTGGCTGTTGGAAATTTCTCAGGGTTGACGGGGAGCTGTATCACGCCGCCCGAACCGCCCGAGAAAAAGATTCCGTAGTAGTTTGGCATGATATCACCCCATTGAAAACGCGCGCGCTGTCGTGGTGGCCGAGCCCGCGTTTATCTGCTCAAGCAGCACGTCGCGGAGCGTGTCCGCGAGCCGCTGCCTGTCCGCCGCGGTGTTGCCCGTGTTCTGGCCATTGATGTTGATGACCGGGCTCTGCGCGGTGAGGTTGATTTTGTTCACGTACTGCCGCTCGGCCATGTCCACAAGGTTTTTGAGCTCTTCCTCGGCAATGTCGAGAGACTTCTCAATGCTCCCGGCGCTGCCCGCCGTGCTGGCGCTGCTGTCTGCGATGTCAGACAGGTAGTCATTGCTGGACGCGCCAGCGCTTGTGCCCGCGGCCTGACGGTCTGCAATCTCCTGCTGCCGTGCGGCGTGGTCCGCGAGGCGGTCTGCCTGCATCTGCTCGAGGGCTGCGTCCCGTTCGGCGACGGCTTGGTCGTAAGCCGCCTGCCTCTGCGCCAGGTCGTCGGCTCGGGCCTGTTTGTTTGCCTGGTACTCCGCCGCGGCTGTTGCCGCAAAAGTCACATGGTCAATGGCGCCAATGCTTGTGCCAAGGATAGAGTTGATGGCCGAAGTAAAGCTGTTGATAAGGTCAATTGCGCCGTTGACCATATCTTGTATGATGGTCAAGACGGAGACCTTCATAGAGCCCACGGCGTCGGCCACGTTGTAGCCAAACTCAACGAATTTGAGTGCAAGATTGCCTAATGCGTTTTGTATAACATATTTTGCCTCTGTGAACCCAATTACAATGCCTTCCCAGGCGGTTGTTATCGTGTCGACGCAGATTAACCACGCCGTTTGCAGCCCACCCACGGACTGCACCCAGCTATACACCGCTGCCACGACGACGCCGATGAGCAGTGCTATGTACGTCAGCGGGTTGGACAGGAGCGTCGCAAAAAACGTTTTGGCCGCGCCCGTGGCTATCGCCTGCGTTGCTGCGTATACCGCGACTGCGGCGGCGAGGCCGTAGAACAGCCCGATGACCGTATCGATGTTGTTGCCTGCAAGGTCCGCGAGTTTCCCGATGGCGTTGAGCACCGGCTGGAACGCCTGCGTCAAGGTGTTCATTGCCGACGTCCACACCTGCCCCCAGGTGTACGGCATGGACTCAAATTTCGCGTTGGTCTCTTCCGCGGCGGCGAACATGGCGTTTTTGACCACCTGTGCGGTTATCTGTCCTTCGGAAGCCATCTCGCGCATTACGCCGACGCTCACGCCGAGGTAATCCGCTATGCTTTGCGCTATGGTGGGGGCCTGCTCAAGTATCGAGTTGAGTTCCTCGCCGCGCAAAACGCCCGAGGACATGGCCTGAGTCAACTGAAGCATGGCCGCTTGTGCGCCCGCGGTGCTGGTGCCAGCGATGGTCATCTGCTTATTGACCTGCTCTGCAAAGGCCACGATCTCAGCCGATGAGCCGAAAGCGTCGCCTGCAAGCACGCCCAGTTTGGACACAAGGTCCGCCGTCTCCTGATACGCACCGCGAGAGCGCTGAGCCGAGGCGAAGATCATGTCGTTTAGCTCCGCCGTGGTCTGGAGGCCGTCGTTCATCATGTCGAGGCGGGCCGTGGTGCTTGTCATAGCGTCCGACAGGCTGATAATGCCCTTAACCGCCTGCACACTCAAAACGGACGCTGCAAGGCGTTTAACGCTGCTTGTGAGGGCGTCTGTACTTGCCGCGGCCCTCTGCGCTCCGCTCTTCGTTTGGCTGGTCATCTGCTGCATTGCCGTGGCAGTCGCAGCTGTCGCAGTCTCTATGTTGGCCATCGAATAGCGCACGTCGTTGAGCGCGCTCTCCGCGCCTTGGCACATGCTCTCAAAACGCGCGAAGGTCGAGGAAAATTTGTCGTAGAGGACAAGCTCTTCGCGGATTGTTGCCATAGTCTGCCCCCTTTACTTCTGGGCTTTCTTCCGGGCTTTGATTTCCCGGTCGACGAATTCTGCAATCAAAAGGCGCTCCCGGTATGGGAGCGCCGCGTACTTACTGGGAGGCCACCCGAGATTGACGAAGCAGTAGTAGGCTACCATCGTCTCGGGGTCGCCCCCCTCTAGGAGTTTTTTGCCTCGTCCTCCGGGGAGTCGGTGTCAAAGCCCGAGAGCTCAGAAATGGCCGTCATAAGTGCCGCAAACTCGCCCGCCTGCAGCATCTTGCTCGGGACCTGCATCGGGTCGAGCGTGCCGTAAGCCTCGCAAAGTTCCTTATCACGGAAGTCGGGAAACACCGTGCCGGTCACGACCATTCGACGCCCGTACTCGATGGTGTCGAGGTACTCCTGCACGGTGCCGCTCACTTTGCGCTGCCGGCGAGACGCCTTGGTTATCTGCTCGTTTTCCTCCTGAGAGATAGAGCGGATTTTGAACGGTACGGGTTCGCCGTTTTCGTCGACGAAGCGCTTGGAAATTACTATTTCTTTCTCCTCCCGCAGATACGCGGGCTTGAGAAACGCGGAAAGGTTGCTCATGCGATATCCTCCATATTACGAGCCGTAGTTGGTCTCGGTGGTGAACGAGGACAGGGTGCGGGCGTTGGTGTACGAGAACGTGCACTCCTGCTCGAGCATCTCGGTGTCGACGTCGATGATGGAAAGCAGCAGCTCGCCGGTCAGCTTGCAGCCATGGTCTGCGTGCCCACCGTGGCCGTCGGGTCGTTGTTGGTGACCTGCAGGTCAAAGTAGGTGATGACGCCCGTCTCCATATAGGTCATCGCCATCTGCGTGAGCAGCGGCGTGCCGTAATAGATGGTCATGGTGCCGGTCTGCTTGACGCCCGTGGTCTTCTGCTGGATGCGGGTCGTGCCGACGACGGGCACGTCCGTGCTCTGGATATCGGCGGACACGTTGATTTTCTTTGCCCCGAACAGCTCCTGGGACTGGCCGTCAATGGTGACAAATGCCTGCCCAAGTTTGCCGTTCAGTGTGTCGCGCTCAAGAAGAAACTGTGGATTAGCCATGCCTGCTCACCTCCTCAGTTGATTTCGATGGTCATATAGATCTTCTCGACCGAGTCAACGGCCTGTATCGCCACATTGACGACGATGGCGTCGATATCCGTGCCCGGAAGGACCTGCACGTCCTCGGCGGAGAAATTCTGTATGCCCTGGTTGCCCTGGATGTCGAGCAGGTATCCGACGATCGCGGCCTGGAACAGCGCCCGGCCCTGCTCGTTGTTGTTTACCACGCCGATGAAGTTCTGCGAGAACTGCTGATAGATGTCATTGGCGATGGTGTTGCACAGACGCATGACGCGGTTCTTCCGATACACGTTGGTAATATCGGTCGTGAACGTGGTCAGGCTGTTGATGTCGGTCTCGATGCGCACGATATTGTCGTCCGCATTGAAAACCAGTTGTCCGGCGTTGATGGCCGCTATGTACTGCGCGTTGGTCATGACTGGGGTGCAGGATATAGCGCCGGGATAACTGGCATAGGTGAGGGACTGGTTGTACATCGCACCCGCCTCTGCGCCGCCGACCCACCACGTTGCCTGCTGCGCCGTCAGCTGCACGCCGCTCGAGAGCGTGACGCCGCTCTCCACGTCGATGACGTAGCGGCTGTCGGGGTTGGTGAGGCCAGAGGCCACGAGCTGGCTGTACTGGCCGTTTTCGTCGGCGATGCGCTTGATAAACGCCACCATAGCGTCCTGCACGGTGCTATCGTCGCCGTCATAGATCATGATGTCGAACTTGTACGGCTCAATCGCGGCGAGATACGTCGAGTACGCGGCACTCTGCACGGTGCCGTCGAGGCCACCCGTAAGCGTCACGCCCGTGGTGGCGGCAAGGGCGCCGTCGCCGCTCCAGGTGACCCAGTCGTTGGCCACAAGGTCGGACACGTTGGCGCCGGTCTGCTCGTCCACGACGACGCCGTCAACGACGGTCGAGACCGTGAACGTGCCCTCCTCGTCGACCACATCAGTGACGACGATGGATATGTCATTACCGCGCACGCCGGGATAAAGGGCGGTGGCCGTGAGCACGCCGGTCGTGGCCGTCGCCTGCGCCGAGCCGCTCGCGGTGGGGCGGTAGAGCAGCAGGGTATTCGGGGCGGCGGTACGGTTACTGCCCTTGAAAATTTCGTTGAGGAACTGCGCCTGCGGCGCGGTGATGTCGTAGCCGCAATACGGCGTCATGTCGTCGCCAGCCGCTACGGTCATGACCTGCCCAACGGGCCCCCACGACATGGGCTCGCATATTGTCACAGTGCCGCGGTCTCCGACGGTGATGCCGAGACCCCGGGACGAGGTGAAACGGATGTATACGCCGGGGCGGGACTTATTCTGAGACGTCCAGGTGCCTCCAGCCATACGCGATCACTCCTTTCCAAAAAAAGCGGAGACCGCTTTGTCGGCCTCCGCGAGTGTGTATTCAGGTTTTGTGAGCACGGCGGCGAGAAAGTCCCGCTGGTACTGCGCATAGCGTTTGCTCTTGAGCAGCGCCTCCCGTGCATATTTCTTGGTTTCCTTACGTTTGGCCATTTGTAATGTCCTCCGTATAGTCCATCGTCTGCATCATTACCGGCGTCTCCGGCAAGCTGACCCAGACGCGGACCTCAAACTTATAATGCAGGGCGTCAAGGTCAATACGGGCTTCCTTGTCATACGTTCTCAGCAGGGCTGTGTCTGCGCCGTCCGAATACGGGAACGTCTCCATGACCACGTTGAGCGTGTCCGCCGCCTCCTGATATTGCAGCTGCATATTCGGGAGGTTGTAGTCGAGCAGATATGCAAGGTCAAGGCCGATGCGAAGCCTTCGGCGCCCGTCCTGCTGCAAGTCCGGGTAGTTGTACCGCTGCTGCAGGAACATGCACGGGGGTTCGGTGCCCTGCTGGTTCGGCCCGGGGTAGAACGTCACGCCGGGGAAATACGGCGCGAGGTAGGCGGCAAGCGAGGCCGCAAGGTTTGCAGTTGCAAACGTCATCCCATCGCCTCCTGTATTTTGCGGTCCAGCTCGGCCAGCACGGTGCGCCGGTACGCCTCTATGCCCTTGTCGGTCATAAATTCACCGGGGACGTACGGAGTTTTCGTGCCGACGACGATGCCGACGTCCGCCCCCGGGTCGTACTCCAGCAGCCCAGAACCGGGATTGACGTACAGGCCCGGGACAAAGTGCTTGTCCATGCGGTGGCCGTCATTGACGTAAGAGGCGTACTCGACATTGTTTGCCAGCGTCGTGACGTGCTCATTGCCCCTGCGGGTTGGCTTTGTCCGGCTGTCCGTCGGCCAGTGTGCCTTGAGTTCTCCCGTCGTGGTGTTGCTGCCAATGTATCCTCCTCGCCCCGTCCCTGCTTTTGGGGGCGTTGCATCGGCGGTCGCTTCTACCGCCCGAACGGTTGCCGCCTCACATACCTCGTCCATGATTTTGGGCAGATCAACGCGGAGCCGCTTGAGCTGCTGTATGCGCTGCTGGAGGCTCACGGTGTAGCTCATGTTGTGCCCCCCTTGACGATCTCCTGCTGCAGCAGCCGTATCTCTTGATGTGCGAGGCCGGGTATCACCGCGCCAAAAGGCTCGAAGTAGTAATTCGGGTCGGCCGCAAAAGCGCGGATGTCTGGCGTGGTCTGCCCCAGCACAGCCCCGCGGTGGATGATAAGCTGGTCGCCCGGCTGTATGTCCACCGACGGGTCGCACATGAGCCGGTCGGCCTGTTTGATGTAAGCCGCGTCCTGCTGCATGTTGATAGGCTGGTTGTCGCTCTGGTAGATACGGCAAGGCGTCCCCGTGGAGACGGGGACGCGCTGCTGCGTTGTGAGGTTGTTGGTGGTCTGGTTTTGGATGCGGTAGACGTCAACAGTGTCGGTGTACCAGTCCGTGAAGTTCATATCGCATAGCTCCCTCCCATGCCCACGAGCTTGGCGCGGTTGGCGAGCAGCTGGCCGTAGGTGGTGGCGTTGAGGTCGCCCCAGTCAGCGGTGCCCTGCGTTATGGCGCTGGTGTCGTAAGATACGGACGAGTCTCCGAGCGTGGCGCTCTTGACGATGCCAACGAGCGCGCCGGTGGCCGCGGCCTGCGCGGGTGTGGACGAGCTCTCCGAGTAAGTGCGGAGGTAGAGCGTGGCGTAGTGCGCGACATACAGGCCCACGGCATAGCGCCAGCTGTCCAGCCACTTGTCCGGCTGCACGCTGACGTTGGCCATGTTCACGAACTCCTGCAACATTGTCGCGGGGACGAGGGGCTGGCCCTCAGCGGTGAAAAACTGCGGAAAATCGGCCTGAAAATCCTCAACGGTGTAATCCCCGGCAGACTGTCCGATGTTTGCCGCGGCCCCTCGCACGCCGAAAAATTGAGGCGAGCCCCAGTAACCCACTACGCTCGCCTCCCTTTATTCAGCTTTTGCAGCTTTGGCGCTTTTCGGTTTCCGGGGCGTTTCCTCCGTTGCCTTGCTTTCCGGCACGGATATAACGCCGTCGGCCACAAGGCGCGCAAAATACTTGGTCTTGCCCACCCAGTCCGGCACCTCGCCGATGTAGCCGCGCCGCACAAGAAACGTCTCGCCATTATCTGCGCGAAAAAGAATGTTAGCCGTACAGTGCACAAACATCAGGTATCACCTCCGATGTTGTCCCAGTAGGTGATGGTCTGCGGGTACAGGACCTGTACCTCGGAGATGTTGGCCATGTACGCGGTGTCGTAGCACACGTTGGCCACATTCGGCGCAGACATAATGCGGCTGAGCGGGACCAGCTCGTCCATCTTGACAAACCGCTCATTGTTGCAGTACACGACCATGCGGTCGGTGCCGCCAGCGCCTGCGCCCTTGCACCAGGTAGTCGCGCCAATAAACAGGTCGCCGCCCTCGGCATTGGTGATGTTGTGGCGCTTGATGTATTCGTAGATGCTCGAGAATGCCACCTGCGCGCCGTCCTGCACGAGGGTGAACGGCGTGTTCATGATGTAGGTGTACTCCTCGTAGGGAAGCAGGATGTGGTTGGGGATGGCGCTGCGGTCGTACTCGGCCTGTGCCCAGGTGGCGGTCAGGGCGGTGTTGACGTCGGCGAGTATCTCGTTCGGGCTCTTAGTCGCCCAGTTGCCGTTGCCGGCGGTGCCGTCAGCGACAGTGCTTGCCGTGGCGTCGGGGTTGTTGATGAGGCCGGTGGTGCCGTACTCCTCGAAGCCGACATACACGTTCTGGTCCTGGTGCTTGTCGTAGGTGAGACGCACGCCGTCCTTGAGCAGGTTGTCAAGGCTGCGGCCTATGTAGTTGGCGCGCTGCATGTCCTGGAACATGATGCGCAAAGCCGCAGCAAACACGTGCGCCTTGTATACGCCCTTGTCGACGGAGGCCTGCACGATGGGGAGACCGTTGGCGCCGCCAGCCGCCACAGCGCCAGAACCGGAGCCGCCAGTCATGCCGTAAGCGACAGACATGGCGGATACGTAGTCGACCCAACCGCCGCCGCTCTGGATGACGATGTCGCGGGGGTAGGTGAAACTCGTAAGCGGCTTTCTGATCGTCGGGTCACGCTTTTCGAGCTCGGATACGAGGAACGCGCCGCCGGAAGCAATGCCCGCCGCGTCCATCATGGGCGCGCCGGTAATAGGAGCGCCGGACATATTCGCGGTGAAAGTACCGGCGTTATGTACGCCGACATTCTGATAACTCATGTTGATTCCCTCCTATCAGGCGTTGATGAGCGTGAGTATGCGCATTTCAACGACGCCATTGGCGTCAGCCGCGCCAGCCCACTGGCAGTTGGTCAGCTGGATGGTGTTCGCACTGTCGGCCTCGGCCTCAAAGCCGCCGACCACAGCGCTCGGGTAGCTTCCGTTAGCGGTAATGCGGACGTACACCGCGCCGCCGAGGGCCGGGGTGCCGCGCTGGCAGAAAACGTTCACTGCGCCGCGCATGAACACAGAGACCGGCTCACCGACGGCGTACTGGCCCTGGCTCTGGTCCAGGTAGGTGAGCGCGCTCTTGATCTCACAGCCCGCGACACCCACGAACTGCTCGGCTGTAGCCGCCGCACCCATCGGGATAACGGCGCCGTCGTCATACTTGAGCGGAGTGCCGAAGGGTATCGGGGTCGAGCCGCCGGCGGGGCGGGTGTTGACGATCATGTCCGGCTGACGGGCGTAGCTGCCCGCGAAGCCGTTCGGCATAGACGTGCCGATGGTCTGGGGATTGAGTCCCATGTTTAAATCGCTCCTTTGCATAAAAATTGACCGCGTCCAAAACTGAACGCGGTCGCGGTTGGTTATTCAGTTTTACTTCGTCTTGTGCGGGTTCATCGCAGCGTAGGCCGCCTCAGACTCCGCACAAATCTGGTCGAAGGTGCTGCGGCTGGTGCTTTTGGCTGCAGCCGCGGCGCTGTCGTATGCCGCCTGCGCAATGGCGGTCATGGCGTTGTCGCCCTTGACGGCGCCGAGCAGCGCGTCGGTCACGCGAGCACGGGCGGCTTTATCCTCGATAGCCGCGACGGCGGGGCGCACGCGGCGGAGCAGCTCGACGGCGGCGTCTTTTGTAGCCGCGGGCATTGCGCCGCACTTGGCGTCCTCGGCGCCTATCATCTTCGCCTCGTCGGGGTCCTCGGGCTTGCCGGTCAGCTTTTCGATGATTTCGTCGAGGTCGGTCTCGTCCGACATGTGCTTCTCCTCACGGCCTTTCATCATGCCCTCAAGCAGCTCAAGGACGCGGTCAATCTTGGTGCCGAGGTCAACGCCCTTCTGCTCCTTGTAGACGGTCTCGTCCTTCATCGGCTCATCCTTTGCGGGGGAGGGTTCAGCCTTCTTCTCGGCGGGGTCCGCCTCCGGCGCCTCTTCGGCGGGTGCAGCGTCCAGCGCCGTGGCCGTAATGGTGGCCATGGCCTCCAGCTCCTCCGGGCTCGCTTCCTTCGCCGCCGAACCGAACGCGGCAAGAACGCCCTTCGTGAATTTGTTCATGGTGTTTGTTCTCCCTTCTGCCGCAGTGTTGGCGGCGTCGTGTATTGCAACATCGTGCCCCGCCCTGCCTCTAAGGACGACGGCGACGTGATTGCCCCGTATATTGGTCTGGTAGTAGCCCCCCGCTCCGTCCGGCACGAGGTCACACTGATACCCGCAGGAAATCTCTCTCTTGACGCGGTGTTTAACGTCGCTGGCGAGCTTTGCGTCTGTGATGTATACATCCCCCACCAGATTATCCCCGGCCCGTCTCACGTTTTGGACGTGGCCTCTGGCGTATGACGCGAAGTTCTCAGCCTGCACGTTCTCCGGGGGGTGATCGTCGGTAACCGGCTTGCCCTCAAAGCTCGCTATGGTTTCCTCTGCAAATACATCCTCCGGGCGGCGGTGCACGATCACCATCTGGCCGGGGTCTCCGTCCTGCATCACCTCGCGGGCCGTGTACTGCTGGTCGCCCGTGCGCGCGATAGGAACGGACCGGCAAATCAGATAGCCCTCCGCCGTCTCTATTTGGTTCGGAGATATCCTCGAGCCGTAGTATGCAATGGCCACTTATTCCACCCCCGTGACGCGCTCCGCGTAGTTGTAGTCGTCGCCTGTAATCTGAGATATGAGCGTGGACACATGCGCAATGTGGTCCGTCTCGTCCGCAAGCAGCTCAAGCAGCACGGGGATATCTCCCGGCGGCGCGACGGCCATCGTCGCGGCGTAGGACCGCGTGGCCTCTATCTCGTCAACGAGGTTTTTTTGTAGGAGTTCAAGGTATGTCATGTCTTCACCTCTCAGCAAATAAAAATGCCGGTAAGACGGGCTGTCTTACCGGCATTTTTAGTATTCTTTTGTGGTGTTAGCGCTTTTGAGTGAGCGCTGTAATGATAGACTCGCACATATCGCCCACAGCGTTTGTTTTTTCAAAGTCTTGGCCCGGCTCCCATCCCCTGCTCATCAAGCATTCATATACCGGGCCTTCTATGATATCGTCTATCTGCTCCTTGGTGTAGTCTTTATCTTCAATGCCCAAAGTTGCCAAAAAGAGCAGTTGTTCTTTGCTTACAGGAAGCCTCATTTTCTCCACCCCGTTGATATTACCCCGGTTTCCGGGTTGATTACAGCGGCTGCTTTCTCCCCAATGAACTGTATGCTAGGCCGTCCGTATTCGTCTACTTTTAATTTACCCACTTTTACCGGATTTTGCAAGGCATTTAAAATGCCATCTGCAGTAAAGTTTCGAGTTACCGCTTGATCAAGCACATGCGACGATATAGCTTTGACTTCAATGCCTGTTGATGTCCGCTGGCCTACAAGCGTCTCGAAGCTAAGCCGCTTGTTTTCCCGGCGGAATTTCCGCACCCACTCTTTGTACTTCTCATCATTCGCCAGCTTGTGCTTTTGGAAGGTCGCGAAGGTCTTCGGCGTCGCCTCGGGGATGGCCACGCGGTAGTCCTCCCATTGACGATAGTCTCGCAACCATTTTGCACGCGACGCCTCTTTTTTGCGGTAGGCGTCTATCTGCTTTTGGCTCCGTGGGTCGACGCTGTACGGGTTGCGGGCGGGGTTGGAAAAGTCCTTGATTTTCTGGATTTCCTCCGCTGAGCGTCCCGCGGGCGTCCACGGCACAAGTGAGTGCAGGCAGTTCGGGTGGATGTTGAGCCACGAGTTGGCGAGCGAGTTTGGCCCGGTGGGGTCGATTTTGCCGAAAGCGTCCGACAGTGCGGGAAAATCCGGGTCAGTGCCGCTCACGCTGTATACTCGGCCCTCGTAAGGCGCGCACAGCTTGCAGCTTGTGTTGTGGCTGCTGATTTTGTATAGGTCTTGCGCCGGGTCCTTGGTGAGCGCGGCGAGAACCTCAGCCTGTCGGGATGTCGTGCGGAGCACCATGCTGCCGTAGGTATGCAAGCTCCAGCGCCGCCCCGCCTTGTCGACAAACGCGGTCACGCCCTCGCGGCGGAGCGCCTCGATAAGCTGACGGGTCATCTTGAACGCGCCTTGCCCCGTCGCCTCCATGCTGGCCACCTGCTCAAGGCCCACGCGCCGAAATATGTCCGGGGTCGTGCGCCCGATGAGCATAGACTCAAGCGAGGCGCTGACGGTCGCTGTCGCCTCTGTGATTTCACCCATGAGGTTCATCGTGAGCCGCTGCACTATGTCCGTCTGCGCCGCGGTGAGCGTTCCAGCGTTCTCATATCCCGACGTGTGCTTCTTGACCGTCTCGTACAGTTTCCGCGCTTCCGGGTGCTGGACGTAGAATTGGCGCTCTATCATCTGCGGGACGTACTCCCAGGAGTCGTTCTCGAGCTTTCGGAGGATGGCCTGAACACGATCAAGCGCGGCCTCGGCGTGGTAGTCTACATGGCCACCCGCACGGAGCCGCGCTATCTCGTTTATTATATCGGTCTCGGCCTTGAGGAATATCGCTATAAGGCGCTCAAGCTCGTCCGACATGTGTGGGCGGCTGATAGTCGCCACTGCTTATCACTCCCCAAACCCCAGCCCTGCAAGCGGGTCACGCAGCGCGGTGACGTCCTGATACGTTTTCCCGGCGTTGGCGGCAATCTCCTCATCGGTTATGCTGCCGAACATGCCGGTCTCGTCCGCGAGGCGTTTGAGCTCCTTTTGCGCCGTGTCCGCGCCCATGAGCCCGGCCTGGAACACGGAGATGACCGCCTCGGCCTTGGCCTTGGTGATGTCCGCCGTCTCTTTTGCCGTGGGCGTCCACAGCGGCGGAAAGGTTATCTCAATGTTCTCAGGTACGGCACCCCAGGTGGACATTGCAAGTACCGGGAGCAGCTTCTCCAACGCGGGTCGGAGCTTGGACTCGCGCAGCGTGTCGACGTAGTCATAGTAGTTTTGCAGGTCGCTTTGTCCCGTGGAATTGAGCCCAGCGGGAGAGCGCCCGAACAGCTTGGTCATAGGGTAGTGCGACGCACCGCAGAGGTTGAGGCACATGCTCTCGTACACCTCCTGCAATCCGGTGAAGGTGTACTGCGTGTTGTGCATCTGGTCGCCCTTGTTGACAAGCTGGAAGCCGAAGTTACTCATTACAACGCTCTGCGCCTGCATTACGTTCCAGAACCGCCGCTGCATCTGTGTGGAGCCGAGCGAAAACAGCTGGTCGAGGTTCTGCACCTCCATGGTGTTGATGTTCGCGCGGAAAGTCAGCGCGGCCATGTTGGCGCTTACGTTGTCGTGCGCGACGACGTCCTTGTATAGCGCTTCTACCTCGCTTTCGCCCCAGTACAGCTCTGCCACGCGCTCAAGGTACGGCAGGTCACGCCCCGTGAAGCGCACAAGGCGCGAATGGTGGACGCGGGCCACGGTGTGCCCGGTCGCGTCCGTGATGGAGTAATTCTTCGGTAGGGGTTCACCGCCCTCGAAGGTCAGCTCCACATCGGGGACCACGCCCTGCCAACGGTCGAGAATATACATCCCCTCAAACGAGCCGGGGTATATCATGTCGAGGTCGAGCGGCTTCTCGAGATCGTCCTGCCCCTTGACCATGATAAGGCCCGCCGCGCCGCCGTAGAGTCTGCCCCAGCGCAGCCCCTCGGCAATTCGTGCGCGCACCTGCGTCCGGCGTTCGGTCTCGGCCAGCTCGCTCAGCTGCTCGGGGCTGACGCCCTTAAGCTTGTACCACTCGCGCAGCATATCGTCCACCACAAGCCCGACGACGTTCTGGACGACCCAGTTGTCGCGGTAGAGGCTGTTGAGCAGCGCATAGTTGTCCGTCATGCGGGTTAGCGGGTACTGCGTCGCCTCGAGCGGAGACTGTGAGCCATAGCCCAGGTGGAACAAAGGGTTCGAGAATGCGTCCGCGAGCGTCACCGGCTGAGCGTTGTCGTTGATTTTGGTTTGTGTGCCGCGGGGAGCGGCTTTGTTGCGTCGGGACATATTACTCAAACCTCCAGTCCGGGAGACTGTTCACAAAATATCGCAAAGCATCGGGCGCGTGGTCCAGCTGTTTAACGGGCTTCTCCTCGCCCCGCTGTGCCGCCTTGTCGTCCCACCTGTACGAGCCAAGCTCATCCATAAGCCCCGTACACGTGTCATGCACAAGCAGGAGTCCGCGGTGAAACAACGCGCCGACGCGCCGGATGCCATCCAGCACTGTGTTGTCGGCCTCGACGACATACACGCCGCGGCGGCGCAAAGCAGCGATAAACGACGCGGCAGACGGGTCAACGTACACGGTGCACCAACCCGAGCCCATGAACGCCATGAAATCGTCGGCGTACTCCTCGTCGGTCTTTTGCCGGTGCTCGGCGCGGCTGTCCCAGCGGTACTCCCGGTCGACGCGGATGACCTCGCCGTCGTCGTAGATATCCAGAAACACGCAGGGGTTGGTCGTGCCGTAGTCGCAAGCTATGTACCGGGTCGAGCGGTCGACCATGTCAATTGGCGGCTCGCTGTAGACGTTGCGCGTGTGGTCGAACATGTCGTAGACAATGCCCTCCGCCATGACCCACAGTCCGAGGACGTACCGCTGATAGAACACGCCCGAGTACATCGTGCGGTAGCGCTCTCGCGTTGCGTCGTCCAGGCTCGGGTTGTCGTCCATTGTGAAATGCAAATGCAGCGCGTTGCGTTCGGGCGCCTTGAGCAGCCACTCCTTGCGGAACCAGTGCTCCGGGTTTTCCGGGTTGCAGTTAAACCAGAATTTTGCGCCCGAGACCGAGCATCGCGCAAGGGCCTGCTCAACAAACGAGCGCGGCATGAGCGCCACCTCATCAAGCATGACGCCCGCGAGGGTGATGCCCTGTATGAGCGAGTAGCTGCTCTCGTCCTTGCCGCCAAATAAATAAAAGCGGTTTTCACGTCCGCCCCTGCGGGCGGTGATGACGTGATCGCCGCGGTTGTATCTGATATCGAAGTTGCGCCGAAGATACGCAATGCTGAGCAGCGGGGTTACGATGTTTCGCTCGACCGCGCCGACGCTCTTACCGCAGTACGCAAACGAGCACCCACTGAAGTTGCCCATCGCCCACAAGAAAAACGACAGCGACATTATGGACGTCTTACCGCTTCGCACGGAGCCGTCGCAAATGAGCGCGTCGTACTTGGTATACGGGAAGCGCATGATCTCCCGCTGTTTTTCAGAGAGTCCCACGCTCTGCCTCCTCTTTGAGCGCCTGCGTGATGGGGTCGTCCTCCTGCGCTGCGGCCTGCATAGACCCCGCCTGCTCAGGCAACAGGTCAAACAGCAGCTTGGCCGCTTTGGCATCGCCGCGCATGGCTTTCATCGCAAGCCCGGCCACAATGGCCATCTGATTGTCGGCGTCTTCCGTCTCTACTCCGGCCTTGGACAGTTTGGTAAGTTGCCGCTTGTCCGTGACCGGCAGGGAGAGGTACAGCTCCGCCGCTTCTCTCAGGTCGCGCTTGCGCCGGCGTGACACACCGGACGCACGTCCGCCAGCCGCCCCGTTTTTCGCGGCTGCTTCGCGGCTTTGGTCGCTGGTAAAGCAATGAGGTATAATGTTCTGTTCATTCGGCATGTCACCACCTCTCTTGCGAGTTTTGGGCGTAAAAAAGCCCGGCCAGTGCGGCAACACTGAACCGGGCACAAGGAGGGTCTCCGTTATATCTCTAGCTTAAATATAATGCGGGCTTTCTCAAAAAACAATGCCCCCAAATTGCCCTCACGACTCCGTAGCGCCGTACATGGCAATGGTCAAACGTTTGAGAGCTTTGTCGGCTCGCTTGTAGACGCTGCGCTCGTCCTCGAGGTGCAGCTCCTCGCGCAAACGGCCAACGGCCCCGCGCTGTCGGTTTATGTACATGAGTTCAAGCACAAGGCGCTCTTCCTCGCTCAGCCGCGCAAGCGCGGCCTCGACGAAAGCAACGGACTTCTTCGCCCGGTACAGCATGGCCTCTATCTCTTGCCGCCGGACAATGTTGGAAAGCGCGCGGTCCTCCTGCGTCGTCCCGCCTCCCTGTACCGGAGTAACGTCCGTATTTGCGGCCTTGATTGACGTGTACTCCGATTCCAGCCGTTTGAGCTCAAGCGGGAGCGTCGCCACGGCATTGAGCTGAGCCGAGTAATCGCGGAGCTTGTCCTTCGCTTTGTACTTCCAGTCTTCCATGTGTTATTTCTCCTCCGTATTTTCGGTTTTGCTCTCAAATCGCATTCCGTTCTCAATCGCCTCAATACAGAGTGTAAGCAGCGCCTCGCGCTTGCGGTTGTATTCCGCTAGGTTCTTGCCGTTGTAGGGTCTCGCGCCGAGTTCTCGCATCTCGCGCACGAGCTTGACGGCTCTCTTGTTGATCGTTTTGGGGTTCATGACGTTAATCCGGCCTCATGGACGCCTGCTGGCACATTTCCCAAGCTTCCTCCACCCACGCGGGGTCCGGTTCATAACCCGCGGCCCAGCTCGCTGAGATCGCGCACAGCAGTTCGTGGTATCTTTCCTCCGCCGCCAAATACCGCGGCTTAACGCCGAGCGGCGGGCGCTCAATGTTTTCGCTCATTCGCTGCCTCCTATAATGTCGTCCAAAGCAATCGCTTCACCTTTATGCGCTGACGGAAATATTTCGGCGTTCGCACATTCTAAAAAATATTGCCCACCATCAAGGATGTGCAATTCTCCTGTCGTAAATCGTTTAATGTAAACAGCGCCCTCTACAATTCGCAAAATTGCCTTCGCGTCCTCGACTTCCTGCTCCGTCCAGCGTGGGCGGCGTTTGATACACTCTGGATGGTTGATAATGTGATACAGCGCGTTAGCGCCTATTTTGTCTCCGTGAGCATCTGGGAGGTTCGGACGGACGCGGCGCACCTTCCCATCTGCGCAAACGGCTACATATCCATAATCGACCGGATAATCAGCTATGCGGAATTTCTCCCCCACCTCGACGCCCAGCACCTCTGCCAGCCGCGGCTTCTTGTTCTCGCTCATTAGCAAATCCTCCTGTTTGTAAACTCTTGCGCCACAGTGTGCGCAATATGGCTCGTACCTCCATACGCCGTCAACGATCTGGTAATGCGCATCGGCTCCGCAGTTGCTACACTCCATCGTGTGCAGAGCGTCGTTGCGCTTGCGCCATACAGCCGTCGGGCGCTCTGTGCTCTCGCTCATACTTCCTCCTTGTCCATCTTTGCGCCGCAGTTTGGGCAGTAGTTGTTGAATCTGGAGCATAGTCGTTTCCCGCAAGCAGAGCAATACTCGACCCAGTCTGTTTTGTCAACGTAAACATATCTCTTGTATAAGATTTCTCCGTTTTCTTCTCCCGCTTGCAAATAGATGACTTCCCGGCTTTCCCTGTTTTTCCTTACGGGGGTTCCACGAACAACCGGCGCAACGTCAGCGTCAGTAGTCTTTGTATCCATCGTCGAAATCCTCCTCGTCCCACTCCTCCCAAAACGGGCAGGTGTTGCTTTCTCCTGTTTGGCATATCGCTACTTCGTCATTGGTGCAGACGCCGTTGTCGTCCCACCAGTTGCATGTACCGCACGTTTTAACCATCTTGTTTCCTCGCTTTCAGCGCGGCTTCAGCGGCTTCACGGGTGAGAAATACGGTTTTGCCAAAGTCTGATTGTTTTATAGCCCCGTTTCCGTACTCCCCGTCGCACTCCCATTCTCCTTCCCAAGACTGGCTCCAGGAATTGAACGGGCAACCGTCGCACGAGTTATCGCAAGTAAAATCGACAAGGTAGATTGGCTCCGAAACGTCGTCGAGATATATTTCTTGAATCCTCGCTTCTACGATTTTCTTGCTTCCTACCACATAGACAATATCGCCAAATTTGCATTGTGTGATTGTGCATCGCCCGTCCCGGTCAGCCTCAACTAGCTCCTGAATGCGTCCCGGAGGTGTTTCACCGCAGATATGCCGATAGGAGTGAAGAAGTGTCAGCGCGTCGTCCCGCTCCCTCTCTGCCTTTTTCGTTTTTGCTTCTGCTTCCTCTATGCGGGCAAGCAGCACAGTTATAGCAGATTCAATCCCGGCGTGTCCTGGCTCAAATTCTTCTTTTAACCATTGCTGCACATAACTCAAGCAATATGAACCATACCCAATATGCCAATTGTTATCTTCCGAATCAAAGTATATGATTTGAAAGTATGGCTCTTGTAGTGCGCAACACACTATAATTTGCGCATAATCAGCTTTGATTTTTTTAGCTTGCGTTGTTTCTGGCAATTTCGATGATTTGCAATCCATGTTTATCCCCCCCATTTGTTCCCTTGCAAAAACCAGTCTGCTATGCACTCATAGCACGGAGCGTTCTCATAATTGCCGTCGTTTTTCGGCTGATATTTGAGATGGTGTTCCATGCTAATATCATCGCAAAGAAAACAGTCTACGCGGCCAACGCAGACGATATATTCAGCCATATTCTTGACTGCTTCGATAGCCGCGTCCCGCTCCCTCTCGGCCTTCACCGCCCGCTCACGATAGCTGGGGATAAGCTCGTCCTGATACTGCGTAAGCAGCTTATCCAACGTCTCGCAGCGCGCGTTGGCAGCTTTAAGCTCGCTGTATAAATGCTCAAGCATCTGCACAGCGTCGTCTATGTAGTCGAGCACGTTTGGGTTGCCCTCGTCGGTCAATGCGTCAATGAGTTCGTGGTAGTTCATATTAACTCTCCTCTTCCAAAGCTCTGCGAATAAGGTCGATATTATTCAGCACTGTATCGAGCATAGCATCACTCGTCATGCAATGGGCAAATACCGCCTTGTCCTGCGATTCGCATTTGTAATACGCAGTTAGGGTTTCCCCGTTTTCAAGCGAGGCGCATATAGCTATCTTTCTTACTGGCCTCTGATACAAGTCTTGCAACGCCCACTCAAGCCATCCTGAAAACTCATAATCATTTAGGTCTTTCATTTTTACTGCTCCTAGCTTCCGCTCCCAATTCATTGAGCTTACGTTTTTTAGCCGATTCGCTTAGCCTACGCTTGCGACACTGCGGGCACAGAAAGGCATTCGGCCCGCCTTTAAATACTTTGCCGCAGTCCTCGCATATTTCTTTAGCCCATCTGCTGGCTACTTCCATCACTCCACACACCCCCTTATCTTCTTCTCAAGCTCTGCCCAGGCTGCATCCGTGAGGGGAGAGCCGCATTTAGGGCAAAACGACATTTTGAAAAGTGTAACATCGTAGCTATCAGAGCACAGCTCGCCGCCACCGGAAATATATAAATCCTCGCTATTAAGAAATGGGCGGTCGTCTACGTCCCCACCGCAATATTCGCACGGCTTCCACTTCTCCCTATCAACAACCAGCCTAACCTCTACCCTGCCCTCCGGCACCATATCATAGTTGCCGCAATCGTCTGTGAGCATTACGTCGCCGTCCTCGTCTACTGCAAACGCTGGCCAGTCACACCAGAGCACCCTCGCCCACGGTTCCTGCACGAACTCGTGCGCTTTTGCTCGCTCGCCTGTGCGCGTGTCGATGATTTCATATATCATTGTGTGCCTCCTTAAGTATGTCACACCATGCGAGAAACGCTCTCAGTATAGGGTTCGTATTGCCTTGGTCAGCCCATCCCGCAAACCCGATAAAACCATTTCGGTTAAAACTGATACACTCACGTTGCGTAAAGTAATGACTATTTACAAACAAATAGCATTCAGTTATTACGCCGTTGCTTTTCTTTTTGATGTTCATTTTCTGGCTCAAGTGCATTGTGTGGACAGATGTTTCGCACGCTTTGTTTGCTTTCTTTATTTCGCGGTTCAAAAGAATCACCAGAGAGAGTATGTCTCCTTCAGTGATATCATTATATGTAAGGCCAGCGCTTGCAAAATAGTCTCTGGCTTCCTGTGTCGAGCATACAGGCATTATGTTCTTTTGCCTTTGATATGCTTGTGTCATTTACTCTCCATCCTTTCGCAGCATAGTGTTGCTCTGCCACTTCTTGCAGTATCCATCCAGCGCGTGATACGCCACACAATCTTCGCCAATGCATGGCAAAAAATACGTTCTTGTATATGTCTCCCCGTTCACGGTCAGTGATGGGGTCGTGTCAGACTGCACCAGCAATGGGCACACTTTGCGCTTGCGTTTCATTTCATTTCCTCCAATCTCTCTATCTGCTCCTGTGTGAGCAGCGGGGCGCGAGTGTTCCAGGCGAGACGCGCAGCTTGCTCTCCAATTGTCGTCGGGCCAAAGCCTTCGCAAGCATAGCAGTACATCCATGAGTTTCCAAACCTGTATCCAAAATTGTTTTTTACCGTAAGTTCCTTGTCTTCTCCACAAAACGGGCACGGTATCAGCACCCCTTGCTCCGTCAGCCTCGCCGCTGCTTCGTGGTCTCCTAGCATCGCGCGTTGTATGTCAGTCATGTTGTTCCTCCTGCGCAAGAACGCGCTTCAGAAAATCTGTATAGCCGTAATCGTCCGCCCAGTCTCCGTCAATATCCCAATCAAACACTTCAGGATTCTTGAGCAGCGCTATAAATTCTGCAAAGAAATCTTGTTCCCCTTTGCAACACCTTTTCGCGGTTCCGGCGGGATAGAGTGTCATACAAACAGGCACCATAGCTGCAAACCGCGTTTTTGGGTCGTCATTGAACCCCCGTAGCCTTATAAGCCACCGAGCGGCGCTTTCGGTCTCGTCCCTGTCTCGCATAAGGTGGTCGAAAGCTATATTGCTTAGTTCGTGGCACTTCCCCAGCAAATGCTTCGCTGCACTATAAGACTTTTTGGCATAAACACGCAAGAACTGTTCAACGCATTCTTCGGCGTTTTCTGAGCATACCAGCTCACTTATCATCACTCTTTGTTTTGCTGTTACCATCTATTTTGCTTACCTCCTCATATACCCAGCCTATATACTTCCGGCACACGCCGCTCATATCTACCATTTTAGCCCAATACGGGTTTCCTCCGAACCAGTTAATGCTCTTTTCGCACTCGCCGTGGTATGGGCAGTCAGGGCTTACACAATAGCGCATTATAAGAACTCCTCCATCCTATAGTTAAGGTCATCATCAAGCATCGACCAACGAAACACCTTATCGTCAGGCGATAGCAACCCCTCGCCCTCCGCCGCAAATCTCCGCTCAAAGTCGTGCACCGTGTGGCCGTCGGCGTGAAATGTTACCGGGCTATCTGCATCCCACCTGAGCATCAGCGCCCACAAGTCGGGGTAGTTATGCCGAAGTAGTCGGAGCTGGCCGACGCCTTGATTATGGCAGAACCAGCAGCCGCCGCGAGCCGATGAGGTATATATCGGCGAAAGCAGATCATTTTCTTCGCACCAGAGGCGG